GCCAATAGTAATAGTTGAGCATCCAAAGCCCCGCGAGTTGTCTTTGTGCATACCGCACACAAGTTATGCTCGCCTTCACAGAGAAGGACGTAATACCCTCGCTGGTCCCGGCGCTTGAGTTCGTATCGTGGTTTTGTTTCAGTCATTAACATCTCCAAATTGGGCCATCCCTGGCCCCGTAGCCATCCGTGATTAAGCTACTCTAAACATCCCACACGACCCGCCTGCTTGAGAACTTGGCCGCCATTCACCAACTCCACAAGCAAACCCTGCAAGATGCAGAAGGTTGATTACTTGTTCGGCAGTGAGAACGCCAGCATTGAACTCGATTTCCAGCCTTGCTTCCCATCCGCTCCATCCACCGCGATAACGGACATCGGAAGTACCCTGACCTATCCGTACCATGTCTGTTCGCATAACCGGAGTTGCTTTTTCGATTAGCACGAACTCACCGAGAACATGAAACGCGCCTCTGGCAAGTGTCATAGGGATATCGTCAATGTTCCGGCAGGCAGCTACCATTGCTTTCTTGAAGGACCGGGACGGGATACCGAAGTATTTATGTTTCGCCGGGTCTTTCTTTGGAGCAATGCCCTTACCGTTCTTGTCCAGCCAGTACATACTCGCACAATACTCAGCATGAGGCACGCGGGGCGCTTTCTTTTTTGACTTCGCTACGCCTTGTTGCTTGTCCTCAATCATCTTGATTGATTTCGGGTCCCATGCGTGCATTATCAAGTCCGAGCCGGACTTGCCGACTACATGCACATTCAGAGTCTCTAATTTAATTGGTTTGATTTCCAATACTTTTGTTTCTGTTTTCTTTGCCATTTCATTCTCCTTTAATTACAAATTAGCCTTACCGCGCCCAACCTAACCTAACCAAACCGGACCTGACCTCACCTCTCCGCACCCCACCATGCCAAACCTGCCATACCATGCCTTGCCGGACCTAACCTCACCTCTCCGGACCATACCGCACCATACCTGCCACGCCTTGCCGAACCTTATCTTAACACACCTCTCCGGACCATACCTGCCAAACCGCACCGCACCTGCCATTCGGAACCTCACCAGACCGGACCATACCCGACCAATCCTCGCCGCGCCATACCACACCTGACCGTACCTGCCAAACCACAACTGACCAGTCCCAACTCCACCGCACTCACCATACCTGCCTAACCAATCCCAAACCAACCTCGACGGACCTTACTTCACCCAACCACACCTGCCTTACCATGCCTCACCTGACCAAACCGCACTACACCACGCCGAACCTGCCATACCTCATCCCACCTGACCAAACCTGACCCAACCTTGCCTGACCCAACCTTGCCTAACCTGCCAAACCCAACCTGAACTGACCTCACCTGACCGCACCAAACCTCACCTTACCATACCTGCCTTACCCAACCGCACCTTGCCCCAACCTACCAAACTACACCGCATCCCACCGCACCTCACCTGCCAAGCCGAACCGTACCTCACCTCATCGCGCCCGACATCACCATACCATATCTTATAGTTTGTCAATCTCACCAAATAGCGATCCAAACTCTGTGATGTCTTTGTATTTTTGCTGGAATGCCTTGATTTCAGCCACAGCCTGCATTAAAACGCAGTTCCATAGTTCAGGGTCTTTGAGAGCAGATTCAATCGTTGTGTATCCCTGTTGTTCCTCACTGCTGACGTGGTGAAATGCCCTGACAACGAACGATGTTTCGTCTCCTCTTTCTACCATAACATTTATCTGGCGGAGAATGTACTGGGCCTGAGTTATCCGATATGCCTTAGCAGCCGTAGTATCGTCCCACTCAAAGCACTTGTGGAGCGGAGAACTCTTCTTTGCGGCGTCCTTAACCAAATCCGCAGGGGTGATGATACCGTCCTTTGCCAGAGATTCAATATGCTCGCCAATTACATCTGCATCCGCACCGGCAAAAGGTTGTCGTTTCCATTTGTAATACATTTCTTTCTCCTAAATATAAGCCGCTCCCCGCCGAAGTGCTGGCAAGCAGGACAGAAGGGAGGCGGCTCGGTTTGCTATAGCTTGTTGTGTTATCCCGCTTGCCATTATGGTTACAACTTACCACATGACACTCAGAAGTCAAATACTTTCTTGGCATTTGGTGAATATTAGCAAGATAGTGTTATGCTAATTAAACCCTAACCCCCTGCGTAACAAGAGGTTAGGTTAAGGAAAGAAATGGAACTATTTCGCGTAATTCAAAATAGCAAAGGCAACATTTGCCAGAAGTGTTACGATGGCGACAATAATCATCACGTTTGCGATAGTCAATTTTTTTCCTTCCACCGTTTCTGCTTTTCGGGCCGGACATTGGTCCTGTCGCTCCTGAAGCAGGGTGACATCTCGTATAAGGCCGGGTTTCCTGTTACCGAACAGGGCCTCATTGTGGTCTTTCACTTGCTTAACCATCACTATTACAGCATCATGGGTTGCAGATATTTTATCGTCGCGCTCTTCGTTGTTCATTGTCTGTATCCATATTGCTAATTAAAATGTAGTATACATCTTGCCAGTCCCGCTCCAACTCTTGTCTCTATACAATGCCCTATTTCCAGGAAGTGTGTCGCCACCGCCCCGCCTACATTCCATACGTCAGCACTTCCTGCGGTCGCCGAAGATATTATTCTATCCCCTCTTGCCGAACCACCGGCATCCATGAGTACATCGGCTATCCCGGAAACCACAACCCACGCTTCACTACCATCAGCGACTCCCGCATCCAGAACAACTCCTATAACGTTATCAGCACTTCCAGCAGCAGTTTCAAAAGCATCATCCGTGTCTGCTCCTACGGGAGTTGACGCTTCTACTAATTGACCGGCAACAGTATTGCCTCCGGTCTTGTTTGTCAGTTTTACTGCAAAGCCGCCGGTTGTTGTATGGCCTGATTTTTCCAATACAGACAGCGGGAGCGTTGGAGTTGTTGTCCCGATTCCTACTTCACCTGTGTTATAATTGACTGACATAGCAGGTGTAGTATCTAAGGTAGCACCTCCTCCTATTTCTAATCTTGGACCTCTTACATTGAGTTGAACAATCCAAGCTCCTACCTTACCACGCATCCATAAACCTTCGTGGCGGTCATTAATACCAGCGGTATCTCCAGTTATATTCAAAGGTGCCAACATATCACTTGTTGTCCCTATTTTCACCCTACCATCTGAATCTATAGTCATCACATCCGTTGGCGTATCCCCATCATTGCCATCATTGACGCTTAATACTATTTTGCCCTTTTCGTCATCAGCTACGCCATCGTGTGATACCTCTATTCTGGCAAGGGTAGTTTCTTCTGTACCGTCCTGTTCACCCTTGAAGTTGATACGGGACTCTCTACCACCGTCGCTATTTTCTTCTGTGGAGTTGTGAAGGGTAAAATATGGTGCTGTGGAGGTCAATTCAAGTAAAGTTTCAGGGGCGGTTTCACCGATGCCGACTTGACCACTTTCATCAACTACCAAACGTGTTTTAACAGCAGTTGCATCAGATATTACAAATCTATCTGATGCATCTATACCAAAGTCCCAATGCCTGGCATCGTTAAATAATTGCACCTGTGCTAATCCGTTTACTTTTTCTGTTTGAATACGCATATTTGCATTCTCAGAACTTTCAAACAAATGTAATCTCACTCCGGGGTTACTTATCCCAATACCTACATTCCCTTCATTTTGAACCATAAAAAAGTTACCTGCCGAAAGGTCATTGGCTGAAGATATAAAAAAATCATTGTTCGTCAGGCCAATATACATTGAACCGCCTGTCCCTTTGTATTCTGTAACAACATTGCTGGCACTCGTTCTTTCAAATAAAGCTTTTATGGATACTGAGCCGCGTATGTGTAGCTGTTGACCTGGACTCGCTATTCCGATACCAAACCTCTTATTTGTGTCATCCCAAAAGAGTTCTGAAGTCTCTGCATTAACCCATCTCTTGAGTGTGTTGTCCCAAAACATTATCTGGCCCTGGGCAGTGCCGGACTTTAACCTGGAATCAATTATTGCATGGACTTCCATTTACTCCTCCGGCTCAATAAAAAACAACTCTGCTTTAGCATCCTCTCTTGCAACCGCAAGAATATCCTGCAACCACTGCCGTCTCGAAAAGTCTTCCGGTTTCAAGTCTGCCAACTTCGGATATTGCCTTAGTTCCCGTTTTATAAATTTAACATAGATATCATTCAGGAAATCATGCTGTTCCGCGTTTAATCTAACATCTTGAACAGTAGCGCTTAAGCCATTGGTGGCGATATTGCTATCTACAAACAACTTGTAATTCGTGCCGAGACCATCACGTACTCGGCGGTCAGCTTTGTTCTGGGCCTTCTGCATCTTTGCTGCGGTTTTTCGTGTTACAGGCGACATTCCCATTTCTTCTTTGAGCCTGTCAGTTCTGTCTATATCATCGTTCTCCGCTTCCCACAACACTTCTTCTTTTCGATATGGAACAAGGTCCGCAAAATCTTTGGCATATAATTCCTGCGCCTTATCATTTACCATCAATTCATATTCTTTGCGAGCAGACGGTTCGTATGTCTGGACTCCCGCACCCAAAAAGCCTAACCCTATCGTGCTTACGCCGCTTTCAATAGCATCCGCATACGTTCCACCCTCTGTTTCATACTCAAGAAAGATTTTGTCTTTGATATCCTGCAAATATAACGGAATGAATTTGTTCCGTATTGTTTTCGCTAACACCTTCGGGTCATCGATATCCTCACCCTCAAACGTAGCGCCTACAACCCATTTGTCCACTGCGAGCGACCATAGCGGATTCAACTTGCCTGCTGCATAACGTACAGCAATCTCACTGGCCAATATGTCCTTTATCAGGCCTGTCGATGTGTCTTTAGTTTCACCTGTAACCAGCCGTGCAGCAAGAACCTGTAACTGCATGTCTCCGCCGAGTATATCATATCGGGTATCGCCTACTTTAATCTTCAAAAAGTCTGCGCTTTGCGGATTTTCCTCTACCTCGAACCCGTTTTGTTTGGCGTAGTGGGCTAATCTCTCGTATCTTCGCCATCGCAACAGTGTGTCGCCAGCAAGCATCCTTCTCATGGCATTGGGAGTTTCCTTGCCAAACATTAACTGCGCCGCGACCCTATGCCTGTTCCATTTGGAAGCTGTAAAGCGGGGCGCAAATAATACATCCTTTGCAACTTCAGCCATTCCTATCATTGCTTTATTGGCTTTTGCTATATTGTCTATATCCGCCCTGCCAAGCATATTGTTTACATACGCAGCCCATTTTCTTACAAGGTCATCATTGCCCGCCCTGCCAGTTCTTTCAAGTATCCTGTATCCTTCATCAAACCAGTCGAGACGAATAGAATTTAACCCGGAAACATAACCTCTCTCAAATGCCTTAACAACTTTACCGATAGTTTGTTTTAATATCGGAACGTTTTGTAGCCATTCGGCCATAAAGATTTCTTCTCTGGCCAAAACACGCGCGCCTTCATCAAACCGTCCAAGGAACAGGCCGTGTTCTATACCAACCTTGCCCGCTTTGCTGAACCGAAACGCATCGTCCATGTGCCGGGCGTACTTTGGAGAAAGCAAAGACCGGGCAGCAACAGCAAATGACCGAACAGCATCTTTTGGCCTGGTCCATGCTCTAAAGTTGGCTTGCCGAAGAAGAAACGACAACTCGCTTGTAGTCATTAAAGTTCGTGATGTTGCAGCCAAACCTTTTAATGTTTTACTGCCAATAGCAGCCGCTTTACCAGCAACACCAACAGGTTTAACTGTAAACTTCGTAAGAGCATTGGCAAAGTCATGGCCTAAAACATCTCTTAGCAATTCCACTTCACCCCTTGTCAGTAACTCGCCATATTCATACAATTTGGCAAGGGCTTCATGCGCATTGGCTTGGGTATAAATCTTGCCGGCAAAATCGTGGTTGGCAATGACTTTATTTAAGGTTGTCAAATCATCAGCAGCTTTAGTAGATACTTCCAGTAAAGGCTTAAATGCTTTTTCCGCTTTTTCCGCGCGGCCAGCGGCTCTCATTCTTGCTGCGAGGCCGGGACCATATTCTCCGGTTTTGTCCGCACTTCTCTGAACAGCGTGCATCCGGGCAGCGGCCTGTCTGCGAGCCGCTGTTATAGTTTGTTTTTTTGTAAGTCTCGCATCGCCGGATTGTTTTATATATTCAAATGTTCTTTGCATGGCATCGTCGATTTCCCATTGCTGGGGTTTCGTTCCTAATGTGCCATACATTCTAAAATTAGCTGCATCATCTATTGCAGCAATCTCGTCATCTGTCATCTGTCCCAGGATATGTTTAATGCCTCGCTTTTGGACCTGTTCCCCTGCTTCGTAAGTTGTTTTCATTAACTTCGATGCAGCCTTGCGGGCTACTGTTTTTGTTACCTTGATAACATTAGCCTCAATCCATAACTCTCCGACTAAATCATATATCCATTCCATTTGTTCCGGTGCGCCAGTTGTTTCAATTACCACTCTTCCAACGCCGGGCAGTGTATCTTCTGGAACAGACGGTTTAGCAAGTATTTCGGGAATCTCTTTTGTCAACGCGAGCGACCTTTGCGCAATTTGCATTTTCCCTCCAGCAACCGGCGTAATCGGATTCAGTGAGTTCATAAGGTCTGCCATCGCAGTCCAGAATCCCATACTCTTACGTACATCACCAAAGCGTTCTGCTGTCGCTGAGATTCCTGTTAAAGCCATAGCAGAACGAATAAGACGCTGCGGATATCCCAAAGCGAAATTTGTCTTTCGAAGTATACCCTGAAATCTATCACTGCGAAATGTATCAACCAAATCGAAAGTACCTTCATCGGAATATGGGTCTATCGGCAATGAAGATGGGTCAGCGGGCGACATAGTAGTAAACCCTGTCTCTATCCGGCGCTGCGCAACAATACCGTTTATGTCCCGTCCTTGCCCGGCAAGTTCTTCATGAGAGCTAATATCCGGCTGTATTGGCGGCTCGACTACCTTGTTTCGGTTCCATTCTCTTAATTGATCAAAACTCATTTACTGCCCTATCATCGTGAGTATTTCTTCATTAGATAACCCATTACTCACAGCTTCTACTATATCCGCCTTCTCCCTGTCGGTTGCAGATTCCCATACCTTCTGGCTAAAACCGTCCGGTCTCGGCACACGCTGGCCTGTATATTCTTTGAAAGCATTTATCTTTGCACCCAATGTTTTTGTTCTGTATTTCTCCCATACTTTCGACGCGATAGCAGTAGCCTCTACGCCACTAATAACATCTTTTTCTGTAACCGGAGGCCTCATGTTTCTTTCAATCTCGCCCTTGATGAGAAATAGTTGATGTCTGTTGATTTGTAACAAATACGCATTGCTGCTGGCCTGCCCTGCTTCTTGTTGAGTCAGCGGCCTTTCCAGCGACCTGATAATGAAACGCGACTCCAAATCAGTAAATCTTCTAATCAATGCGTTTTCTATTTTATCCACTTCAAATTTCACCGCTGCATCTACAGCGTCCCGTCCACCCTTTTTGGACAATGCCCTGAATTTGTCCCTTGTCTCTCTTGTCAATTCACCATCTACGGCAGTATCATTTATGTGCCGGTCCATCTGAGTTCTATCGATTACTCCCGCTTCCAAAGATGATAACTGGCTATCCAACTGCTCTACTGCCAAATCGTTATCGACAAGAGGCCATGTTCTATTTACGTCTCGCTGTGCAAAGTTTTCTTCATCATTAACCAATCGCCTTTTGGCGGCGGCGTCCAGATTACTACTCATAACATCTGAGATAGATTTAGTTTTATCTGCAAGACCATCATACAAGTCGTTTTCCAAATCCCGTTGTTGCCGGTTTCTTTCGGCTGCCGTATCCGCAAGCAACTGGACTTCCCTGGCATTCGCCAAGTTAATCAATGACTGAATATCCGCACTTTCAAGTACAGGGATTGTGCCTTTGTCTTGCTTTCTGGCCTCCAGTTCAGCACTTAATATATTTTCAACCACAACGGGATTCTCTGCAATCTTATCCTGCCATTCGTCAATAACATCTTGTTTTCTTAACTTCTGGCCCGCAGTTCTTGCTGCTTTAATATCGTTCAAGACTTCGACTGTATCCTTGCCCATATTAGCGCCGTTGTCTCTGTATCTCGTAACCGCTTCAAGTTGTTCCCTTGCCCCACCGGTACGAAACGCATCGACCATTGCCTGTGTCTGAGCTTCGATAGTATCTGTTCTTAATTGACGGGTGGCAGCGGTTAATGCTTGTGCAGTTTCAACACTGCCATATAGCGCGGATTTTGCTTGCTGTGTAATAAGAGCATCCTGCGAAAAATCCAATCCACTTATTTCGTTAGCAACCTGCTGGACCTGCCTTGTTCTTTCCGTTTCCCACGTTTCTTGCGAGTTGGTTAATTTGAATGTTTCAAATTCGGCATCGGCTGTTCGCCTCAATGTATCTGCCAAGACAGCAGAATTAGCATCCATCATCTGGCGACGCTTGACTTCTATGGCTTTTCTTGCTATACTTTGTTGCTGTCGTTCTTCACCCACCTGTTCAAGTATATCTAAAACAGCCTGTCCTAACACAGCCCCGGTTGCACCTGCCGCCGTATCTGTTCTCATGCCCGCCCGTGCGCGTGTTGCAACAACAGGGACAACACCTAATTTCTGCCTTGCTTCTACTATTGGAAAATTAGCCATACTAAAATCCTGTCAGAAACTTTCTGCCAAATTGTGTCTGGCTCATGCCTGTGGTAGCCTTAAATGTCCCGGCGGGGGCAACTGTTCCCTTTGCGCCTTTGAATAAACCCGCACCAGCACCCGCAGTTGCTAATTGTAATCCAAATTGAACATTGGCCGCCCTTGCCGCACTCTTGCCTCTTTGTCTCGAAATCCTGCCCGTCAACCTGTCAAGTTCAGCCTGAGATTCAGCTTGCCCCGCGGCTACCTCACCCTCAAACCCTATCAGGAGATTCTCAAGTTCCAGTTCAGCAGCTTGTTCGGCAGCCAGGTCAAGGGCAACGGGTGAGCCTATACCACCGGCAGCGCCAAGTTTTGCAGTCAAGGCACTCGTTATCTCAGCGCCGCGTTTAGCTTGACGCTTCTGGGCAAAGCCTGCCCTTGCTCTTAGAGCCTCCGCTTCCTGCTCGGCAACGGCGGCATTGAAATTGGCTATGTTCTGAGCAGATTTACCTTCTGCCCTCAAACCTGCTGCGCCACTTAATTGTTCAAAGAATCCACCCATTTTATCCCAGCACTTTCTTCTTTCCCGTTTCGGGAATTAAATCACCTGTCAGAAATGTTTCGCGTCTGCCTCTGGGCGCTCTACGCCTTGCCTGCTCACCCACCTCTTCTCCCACGTCCGGTATAGCAAGAGGTGGAGGAACCGGAGGAGCAGTAACTGGTTTCGGTTTATCCAAAAAGCCGCCCATAATAAGCTCCTAAAATGTCTTTGCATATAAAAACGAATCACCTTTGTCCGGACGTTGATGTTTCATTAGACCTTCCCGTCTAAATCCGAACGCCTCTATCATCTTAATAGCTTGTAGAAAGTCAGTTGCCACATAAGCCTCTGCCCTATACAAATTATTCACCTCTATCAGATACTCCACCTTCTCTCGTATCGCGTACAAAGCCCTGAAACCGTGTATGCCGTCCTTTTTGCAATCTGCGGTCAATATCAGCCAGAACAGCCCCACGCCCTCCCAGCGAACGAACAAGCCGCCTACGGCCACAAGGGAACTCTCGTACATCACCGCATAAGTATTGCTGTCAGGAACCTCCATATATGGATAGTTCTTGACCGCGCCCTCAAATGGGTTCTGACGGACATAAGCCAAATCTTCCTGTGTAGCAGCGCGAAAATTCATCTGCCTGTCACCTCCATCCTCGGTATAATTGCCCTCACGACACAAGGTAGCGGATCAGCCTGTGAGATAACGAGCGTGTCTTCCATATCAAAGCCACCGTCAAGGGCAACCGTAATAAGGCCACTAAACAAACCTTCAATCTCGCTGGCATTTTTCCATCTCGGATCATCCCAGTCGAAATCAAATAATGCTGCTACAGATGCACCGTATTTTGCATTTAACGTATTGTGAAAATTGAAAGATACTTCCGGTATTTTCTTGATACTGCCGTGCGTAGTGCCTGTTGGCAAATTGATATCCAACCTCATTGGAATCGCCTGCGAAAGATAAGGTATTCCACCTCTTACGTTTCTTGCGGCAGTTGCGAGTTCTATCTGGCCCCCGACCACCCGTTGTCTTTCCAACACTTCACCGTCCGCCAAAATTGCAACAACTTTGTTTTCGAGATGACTGTACCCGGTTACAGTAGTTGTCGCTTCACCGCTGTAAATCGTACCGCTGTCCACAAAAAACGCATTTTCCTTCCTGACATCAAGATGTCTCGACTGGAATTGTTCAATATAAACTTTGTTATCACCGTCAACGGCCCGTACTATCGAAATCCAAACCTCATCTTCGCCCGATGCAGGGATTACTGCAACGGACTGAACCAAACCGTCCATAGGATGTTTCGCCCACGCGATGACATTCTGTTCCCGTTCGTAACTCAGTGTAATCAAGTCCCCGTTGTCAAGAACGCACCATAGCATTGAATCGGGATTCTTCTGATGCGCCACACAGACTATCCCGGAAAACGTAATGTGTTCGGCAAGTGCAGTCAAGTCGGGGGCAACATATTTCTGCTGGTTTTCATTGAATACAAACTCTCTTACTTTCCTGCCAACCGAATCTATAAACAACAATACCGAACCAACTTCTACTACCTGTATATTAGCACTGCCGTAAGCAGTCTGCTTCTTCATGTCCCAGTTTTTCGGAGTCAGGGCTTCGTCCAAAGGTGCTTTTATTCTCCATTCCAACCCGCCATCACCGGCAGCAAGAGTACCAAGTGAACCTAACCACTTACCGCGATTAGCGGTTGGAAGTGTCAGGGCAAACGAATCTGCATCATTCAGCCCAGCTTCAAAATCCTCAAATCTCCCCGTCTCACTTAACCAGATATCCTGCTGGTCTGAATTAGTAAATCCATAAACTACCCGCTCTTCAAAAAAGGTGACCGCAGACGGATAACCCCTTTCCCTGGACCATGCACCTTCCGCCCATCGTTTCGTATCGGTTGTTTGGCTGACTTTGGCAACTACAGTTATTTCGGCAGTTGTATTGGAAAGGATACTGTTTATACGCACAATACCCGATTGCGTGCTCGACGTAGCCGCAAGGTCCGCCTCGACGGTTCCGCTTGTATAAGCAGTTACATTTATTCGATATTGAACATTGTCCTCTTCCTCAACTTGGGCAAATTGAACATTCCTACTGCCTACGCTGTTGGTTATTACCGACTTGTATTGTCTGTACGGTTCCCAACCTGCGTTATCCTCGTTTCTTTCCAGTGCAACGGTAGCGTCCCAGTTCCCGTGTGTGTTAAAATTGAAATCCCCTTTTATATCCAGCGGGACACCAATTACCCCAACAGCAGTTGCGGAACCGCTAACGGAACTGGTGTTTATAGCAAGACTGGCAGCGATTGTTCCGCGTAAATGTGTAGTAACATTTATACGGTATTGAAACCCTGCCTCTGTTTCCGTAGCTTGAAATGTCGTCACGCCCGTACTAAGAAAAGTTTTTATATCTGTGCTTGTAACCCAATTGTCATCGCTTCTTTGCAATCTTACTGTTCCTATCCATTGTTCTGTGGTGATAGAAAATATATAGTCTCCGAACACATCAATTTGTTCACCTATTAAACCAATGTCGGTCCCCTCTGACCTGCCATTCGTTTGCCGATTCACACGCGGATGAGTAAGTTTGAATAATGCACCAACGTGCCCTGGTTGAAATATACCCGATGACCGGGTAAGCGTTCCTGCAGTCCCGGCAATAGTTGTATCCACGTTCATTACAACATCATCGTCGTTTGCGATATCATTTCGTTCGATAAACGGGCCTTTGTTAAAAACAATATCTTCCACTACAAAACTTGTAGGCGTTACCCTTTTCAACTGGGCCTGTGGATGCGAAGGATGGACCATCCACATAACGTCGGCACTTTGTATAGTTTGGAGTTGATACAATTCCGAGGACTCGTAATCAGTCGTTACTTCAACGTGAACCTCGGCGTCGCCTAATAGCGGGTCGCCGTCAAAATAGAACCTGGCATATTTCTCGCCAAACTCTATAGGATACGCTATGTCAGAAGAAAATATAAACGGCATCATCCTCACCACAGGGAGCGGAGCGAGCGTATTTGGTTGTTCTATTGAAACACTTAATGTAAGCACGGAAACTACAACAGTTACATCCTGTTCTATTTCCACAGAAACAGTACTAAGAGACAGAGATAGAGACAATGCTGTCGGTTCAACAGTAACATCTATGACAACAGAAGGAGCTTTTAGGGCAAGTGTGAGAGCCTGCACTGTCTCTTCATGTGTTTTGCTTATCGTGATAGTCGGAGCGTTCAACGTCAACGTCAAAGGCAATGCAGAAGCAAGTATCGTAGGACTGTTGTCAATATCAATAGAAGGAAGCAAAAGACTTAATGACAAAGCGAGGGCGTCCGGTTCCGGGGTCACAGGAACCTGGACCTGCTTGAAGGCGGCAACAGACATGGCCCAACCATGAGTACCGTTGTACCTGCCGCCGCCATAAACACCACCGCCATAAACACCAGTTGTCCAACTTGTCGCTACTGCACCGGCACTTGCCTGCAAAGTAAATTGGTTACTGTCGGAATATAACCCGTTATCAGTTCTGTTTAGATTCGTTCCCGATTGGGCAGTCGGTGCATAATCCTGGTCAGAACCTAATACTCCAACAATAACATCCCCGTCCACCGTAGTAGTAAGAGAAACTGACGGGCTGGCACTTGGCGAACCCAGAGAGCCACCGTCAACATCCAAGGCACTTGTAAAGCCGGGAGCAACGTTATAGCTTGATACCTGAACATGAAGAGGGGCAGATACCGAATTAGACACGCTGATTTCAAGCGCAGAACCCGTGGGTGGATTTGTCATATACCATAGTTCACAACCCACCTGTGGGAAAATAAGACGAACAAAATCAGCAAGAGTTAGTTCTACGCCATCATACGTTGGAGCGACACCGAACCGACCACCTGCAGGGCCTATGACTATACCTACAACTAAAAGCGTTGCGTTGTCTCCGCAGGTATAATCACTCGTAAGCGGATTCGTACCCCCGACAAACCGTAAATTGTTATCAAATGTATGTGCCAATTAGTACCCTATTGCTGTCCAATAAAAGTCTTTTGAACTCCCAACTCTTGTAAATCCATTCACAGTAACTGTATGCACGGCATAAGTCTGTCCTGTAAAATTTTCAGCAATCGTAATATTAACTGAAACTATCGCATTTGGGAAAGCGTCAGCAAACGTTACTGAATTGCCTACTGCTTGTATTCCTGTTTTTAATATTAAACCTCCATCGAAAGTATGACTCTCTCCCCCGGAATACGCTGGGTCGGAAGATGCTGTTATCTGGTCGTCAACATATTTCTTATTGGCGACCCCTGCATCAACGGTTGGCGCAGCCGAGGTAGAAAACACTGCCCCGTCCAGCACCTTGCCGTCAGCAGCCAATGATACTTCCAGATACGCATTTAACTCAGTGCCCCACGTTCCGTCGGAACCGCCGGGTGATGGTTTCGTAGCCATGATTATCTCCTACCCTGCAAGGGTTATAATACCAGCCGAGTCCCATTGTATCGTGAACGTACCCGCCACAACTACTTTTGCACCGCCGAAATCTATAGAAGCAATAAGATTATCGGTTACTGAAGTGTCATATATCACAGCATGATACGCCGTGAAAGTTGCAGTGGTCCAATTCCTGTTAGCCGCGTCCCATTTGGTTGTTACTGCTTGCGTAACGGCCTTACTTGCCAGTGTGTTGCCACCCGTAGTATAACCACTGCCAGAGGCCAATTCATTAGCAGACACGTCACCTAAAACGTCATTGCCTGCCGTAAAAGTGTGGCTGTTGTCAAGCAATATCACCTTGATAACGTCCGCTTCTAAATCAACTTCCTTATTCATAAGATTTGCTTTGAAGCGATTGTAAATTCCTGTCTCTGCCATGATTTACCCTTTCTCGTTTTTTGCCCTAATTTGTAAACACGGAACATGCACTATCACATCTATCCGCCCGTCAGGATGACGTATTTCTTCTGCTGTCGCTTTGATAACGCCATCCTGTACTTCCACTAATTTATCATCTATTCTTGCTTTCATTTTGCTTCCTTTACAAACCGCGTGCCCGGTCTTCGTTCGATTACGCCATATATTCTCGGAAAGAAATTCTCCAACTTGCGACACCCGGACTTGTATTTTTCAATATCCGCCCGTGCATCGATGAGAGGAGTGACCTCCCCGCCGTTCAAGTTTATTATCGGTATATTCGCCAATTATCGCTCGTAAACATTAAGTACCTGGCTCTTCTGTGCAGACAATACATCCATCTGGTCAGACAGGCTTTCCAACGTGTCACCATCTGCACCAATAAGCGTATCCGTAAAGTCCGCACCTTCAATAAGAACAGTATTTACCTCACTTCGGTATTCACCGAAACCAACTTTATTCGTCCCGTCATCCACTACAACTACATCGCCGGCAACCATCGCGGTTGAAGGAGTGCCCTTGTAATACCCACTTACACCCACTTCCGTTTCCGTTAAACTCTGGTCAGCCGCGCCCCTTGCGCTGCCGTCCGGCTGAAACGCCGTAAAGGTTAAAGTTTCACTAACTGCCCAGCCGAATTTGACTTCGTTTGCCACAAAAACACCTTTTAAGCATAGCGAGCATCGTTCCAGGTTTCTAATTCGTACTGGCCTGCGGTGTTGGTTTCCTGTCTGTCCAATGCCTTGACCGACGGCATTAGGTTTTTCAGATCATCCTTGAGACTTTCTCTGATTTCCGGCGTTGAACCGGCAAGAGAGGTAAGTTTCAATGCTAATTGCAAAACAAGTACCTCAATAAATAACGAGTCAAACTCGGTAACATCGGTAACGTTTTTGGTATACCTGATTGACATTGCATTTTCGTCAGTAAGAAGAAGACTCCCTTCAAGTGCATAAGAACGAAAATTCTCGCCTGAAAATCTGTTCTCGTAAATAGACCTCATTGCCAGAAAATCATCAGGTAAATCAAAAGCGTAGTCCCATTCAAAAGCAGGAGTAGTAGTCGTTGACAGTGCTTTTCTTGCCGCAGCAAAGCGCCACGAATGCGAACGAACCAAGGCATCTCTGGTCTGTTCGTAATGTAACCTGCACTGGACAGCTTCCAATGTGGCACTGCCCTCCACTGTTTGGCCGTCAGGTATCTTATTCGCACCAAGTTTGGCAAGGCTCATATTACAAATGGATGTTTCGCTTAATGTCTCGCTTAATGCCATTACGCCTCCTTACTTACAATTTTGTCCCCATATCATTACTTTCGGGATATGAGCTACTTTCTTTTTCATTTCTTCGACTTCTTCCGTGTTCTGTTCTGTCCAAATATCTATATAGGCACAATCAAAGTCTCCCAACTTATACTCCCATATATCCCCACAAATAAGTTTAGCTTTCTTATGTCTTATATGTGGCCAGACTAAATCAATTACTTCCTGTGATTTCTCGATAACTGTGACGGTTTTAACATCGTCCTTGTCTTCCATCGCCTCTACGAAATAACCCAGACCCAAACCAGCTGTCAAAACTCTGCCCTTGCACTTTGCGATTACATCTTTTTGCTTCCCGGCTTCCTGAGTTGTCATTATTGTTTCAGTGTTATTCGGTCTGCACCTCAACAATACACAGTTGTCGCCTTCGTGCGATACACGATATTCACCTTTCGTTGCCACTGGTATCATACGCCGTATTTGTGCCTTGTCAGTTCGTAGAGATTTCTCATGTCAGTATCAGACCGTTCGTCAGTCCACACCCAGCATTGGCCTATAGTGCCTTCAAAATATCTATCCGCAGTTGCTATACGTCTTCTGCCTATAGCAAAGCTGTCAATACCTGATGGGAACGCTACATCGGTACCACCTGCCGAATCCAGATTCTCCGCGCCATCCAGATATAACTTATGAGTTGTCTCGTCCGCCTCTGGAAATACCAAACCTATTAAGTGCCATTTATTGTCGTCTATCTCATCGGCTGAAACTTTTGCTGAAGCTTTCGCACCATTCCCCAAGGCGCCTCTATTTAACCCAGTCGCATCATGCCCTAAATCAAGCCACTGAGTATCAAAGTCTTTGTCTGCTATTGATATTGTACTGGCGGCAGCACTGACCGCATTACATTTAGCCCACGTCGCCAACGAGATAGGAAACGCGGTTACAAGGGCAAGCGTTCTCCATATAGTATGGGTGTTCGCTTTTATAAATACAAAACCGGGAAACGCAGGCGACGGAAGTCCTGTACCCCCTTCTGCAAAGCCATGACGCTGATATTGGCTGTGGTCCTGGACGAAAACACCCCGCATAAAACCGCTATCCAAAGGCATACTAAGGACAGTGCTCGATCCCATAGGAAACTCTGGCCGTATCTTGTGTTGGATTTTCATCCTAAATACCTCTACAGGTAACAACGATTTCCCAATCCGAACCAGAATCAGGGTCGTCGCCCGGGTCAACCCGAATATCGAAAGTACCCGCAACCGGCTTGGAAAAGGCCAGGATTGTTTCAGAACTTTCCGCCAAAGAAGCGTTTGCCGAAAACTCCACACCTTCATCGTCGTCGAAATCAACATTTACTGTTTCGCTTCCCTGGGTGGTAGTGCCGACTTCGATAACCGCTTCCTGCAGAATACCGTTGATTTTCACTGAATGCGTTAATTCATCGTGTCCGCCGCCAGCCTCTATACTAAATGTAATTTTGCGTTTCCAAACAGGGTCTCCCCTGAAATCCGGATTTCCTCTTGTTGCTCTATTCGCCATAATCAAACTCCTAACCTATTGGTTTATCACCAGTAAAACCTTCCACGAAAACAAAACATGCCGCTTTATAACTACCAGACCCACCAGAGCCAGATACGTCTAATGCCTTCTTATCTGTTATCTTTACTGGATACTTAAAATCTTTCGAGAATACTGTAGTTCCATCTGGGGCAAAGTGGACCGGCCCAAATACGTTCTCTCCATTGCCGTCTGCAATGGCAAGTTCTATATCAGACAGGTAATCATTTGTGCCCTTAAGAATTCCCATAGTAATATGGGTTAAATACAAAGCACTATTATCCCTGGTCGGCGCTGCCTTTAACTCTGCTGCCAAGGTTGTACCTATCCACGTTCCAGAACTATAATTTACCGCCCACGGCCCAGTCCTGACATGGGTTATTTCCTGCACTACCGTTGGTGTCGTAGTTGCCATTACAAAGCCCTCTTATTGTAGTGGGTACAGATTATGGTCGGGTCAATCATTATCTTGTATCCCGCTTCTCGTGCCAGTCTACTGAAATACTCGTCTTCGCCTTCATCGTAAGCACGGCCCTCTTCGTCTATGGCCTTATATACTATCTTGAACCACGGCCTTTCCATCTTCTCGAATACTTCACGTTTAACCAAAAGAGTTGAACCACCTATAGCCGTAGTTTCTGTTAATCCTTTCGGTAATGACAAATCCTTGTTTTCCCAGCCAGCAGTAGTCTTAAACGACCAACATGGCATATCAGTACACATAGGGTAAATACCGGCCACGATAGGTACGTCGTGGTCAAGTAGTTTACTCAACGTCCCTTCCGGCGGAACAACGTCAGAGTCCATAAAATACAAATGGGTCACATCCGGGTTTTTTAGTGCCCGGTACGCGAATGTACTGCGCCCGACGCCAGCTTCTCTTGAACTTGCATATCCCCACTTAACGTTAGGATGCATCGCTTCCGCCGAACAGTATGCGGCAGTACGCACATCTATCGTAAAGTTCTTGTCAACTGGTACGCCAATGACAATCATTTTTATCTCTTACATTATGTGTTTTTGTGGATACAGTGATTCCGCACACAACAACTCATTGGCCGCAAGCGTAGTGCTCGCGTCAAGGCCATTTCCGTCAGTTGCATATCGGGTGGCCGCCACGAATTTCGGAAAATCTACATCTGTGGTAAAGTCCACAACACCAAAACCCTGATTGGCGTGGGACAGCAGTGTCGCTGCGGTCAATCCTGCACTTGTGTCATTTACCTCCGCAAACTGTCTCGCCATTTCGTGTAAATCTTCCCATGTCATGTTTTCTATGGAGATGTGTGGATTATGTTTAATCCAAAACAGAAATCCCCAGAATACTTTGTCGGCTGCTACTGGCATAATAATACTCCTTAATCATGTCCAAAAATTCTTCTGTAATTTTTTCTGTATTGTTCGTTTGACGGCATAGACCTTATTTTGGGCAGGTCTTTTGGCTGTCCGTCCCTGTCGGTATGACCGGCTTTGAACGAACGCAGGTTGAGTTCATCCTGCAATCCAGCCGGGGCGGGACCGAACGGAACCACATCACCATCGTTCGGTCCCCTTGCTCGTTTCAGTATTTCCAAAACATCAACCTTTCATACCAACGAGGTTCGTCATAAAGAAAAAAACCGCACGTCTTGCAAATTTGCGCATCTCTATCGTTCTTCTTTTTGGGAAGATACATATACCCTTTACATTTAGGGCATCGCCCAAACATACTGAAAATAACACCTCGTGTCATTTTTGTCCGCGTTCTTTTTTCAGACGTGTCTCGCGCTCTTCAGGCGTTTCGGTTTTTACTTCGTCTTTAGCCATTATTTTACCTTTCAAAAACGGGACGAGGGCAGTTGCCCGCCCAAGTCCGTTAAAATTAAATACTTATCTGCAAAAAGACCATCGGTATACAACCGGCGGAGCCACTACTCTCATCGAGAATATATCCTGCTTTTTGCCAGCCAGTCTCGATTGTGAGTTCGGAACCATCTCTGACAGAACCATCAGAAGCAAAATACAGCGACCGCTGATTATTTGCATTGCCAGCAGAACCGCTACTGAGCATACCACAGGGTCCATAAGTCTGATTCCAGATAAAGTTACCGGTCGTAGACACAATAACCGGTACACCCACAACGGCACTGAGGGCATTTGCCGGGGCAGCTGCCGCCAAATAGTTGTACGGATTCAACATTATTTCGGTCCAGGGAAGAGTTGCAGCCTTATGGTAAGGAGCATCGACAGTTACGATAACTGTCCCGGTTGAAACCACCGCAGCGTTATTGCCCATAATGAGTCGGGTTGTAGTAGATGAAAAGATGTAACCGCCAATCAATTCATCTTCCGCAACACCGCCACCGCCGTAACCATCATCACCACCGAGCAGAAAACTCATTGTTCTGCTTCCGGCAACCATGTTCGACGTTGCGTTACCGCCTATATTGACTACACCGGATTTGTTGAAAATGCCCATACCAAGTACGGAACCACCTTTGAGTCTGCCGTATTTGAATACGGAACCATCCCATCTTAGAAACCTCGTACCGGGGATATATCGCTGGGTTGTTTCGGCGGTATACATGCCAAGCACGTTATCTCCGGTAAAATCGTGAGGAACCGCAGGCCAATTGATTGGATTGTAGGGTTTCATATTTGTTTTAGTACCCATTAGTTAATCTCCTTTCAAGATTAAGCGGAAGTCGGAAGTGTAATTTCGACTACTGCTGGCCCCTCTACTCTGGTTGCGCCAATACTCAAGGTAGAGAAAACCTGAGTACTGTTTAGCAAGTCGGGGCGAAGGTCGATAGAAACATTCGGCTCTTCGGCGACTGCAAGCACGATAGCGTCCTGAGCGAAAGCATAGCAAAGCGTAGCGCTTGTGTCAGTTCCATCCGCTACAAGCCTTGTTGACCGTAGGAATCTGAATCCCATAAAGGTATCAATATGTCCCTGGGCCAACGCTTTCACTGTATTGTAATCCGCACTCTTAACTTCAGTCAGGTTGAGTAACTGGTTAATGTTGTAGGGATTAGTAAGGAAATAACGCTGTCTGTCATCATCAATTTCTGCATCGTCCAGAAGTTGTTTACAGGTAAGCAGTTTTGCGATTGACAGCGGGGTATCCGTTGTCGCATCGTGGTCGCTGCCTGCGGGCTCTACTGAACCATCTGACTCGTTGAGGCGACATTCGCGTACGTCATAGTTGTTAATCGTAGTGCCTGT